TCTGAGCCAGTGCACGCGTAAATTATTTGATTAGGTATCGGTGTTTCGTAATCAAAATAAAATTCGCCAGTAATACCGTCAACACCTGTAAACAAATATTGTGGCAACGCCAACGCTTGAAATGTGCCATTAAACGGTACAGCAATAGACGCAACCGTAATTGTTTCGCCAACAACAATGTCTGTAGGTTCTAGCGTGCTAATGCACGCGTAGTTGCTTAATAATTGTTTGCTGGCTGTGTTGTATGTCGTCATGGCGTTTGTTTCGCCATGCGATTAGGCAATGACGATGCCTTGTATCATGAATGATTTTGCAACAAATGTCGAGAAGTAACCGTAGTAACTAAATGTGCGACTAAGTGTTGAAGGGTTTGCGATTGATAACACGCCTTGTTGCGCTTCGTAAATTTCAAAACCTGGCGCATATACAACAAGCATTGTGCCTGATGCAAAGTTGTTGTCAACTACAAGTTGCAGACCCATGACATTCATGTTGTTGTAGCCCATGCCACCGACTCGACCTAGCGAGTTTTGGCCAACTACACCGTCAGTTGTATATCCAAGAACTGGTCGTTTACTCGAGTCCAACTGTGCGCCAAGTTTTTCCCAAACATCTGGCGACACACACAAATGTGTTGGAAAGAAATTTGAGTCCTCGGCAATTTCGCGTGCTGCGTCATACAAAGAATTGATCAATGATGTTGGGTCGCCGGCTGTAACTGTCCATGTTGAACCTGATGCAGTTTTTCCTGCTACAAGTGCATCGGCTGCAATGTCATCCGTTTTGATCATGTATTCGCCAGCCAAGTCATTGAGAATTAAATTCATTGACGCTGGGTCAGTGAAGTCCATGTCTTGTTGGGTGATTGTTACTTGACCTGCAACAGTTGTTTTTGTGACCGTGTTAGATGCGATCACCATTGTTGTTGCACTTACTGCACTGTTTTCAGTTTGTGTTGCAGCGCTCGTGTGCGTCGTGATCGTTGGTCGCACAAATGTTTTGCTTGGTGTTGGTGGCATTGCGCGTGCACCAAACGCTGTAACGACTGGTCGCACAAAGTTAAGGTCTTGAAACAATGGCCCAAGCACCGGCACTGGTAAGAGTCCGGGTGTGTCTGTTGTGAGAATGTCGCCAGCTGCTGCTTGCAATGCTGATTGTCGTTTTGCGTAAGCGGCTTTTGCTGCGTTCGCAACATTGACAAGTGTGTCGCCACCAATGTGCATCGCTGCAAGGTATTCGCCTGGTGTTGGCATATCAAATTCGCGTGCAGGTTTTGCCCACAATTTATCAACTGCGGCTGCCGCTACTTCAACTGGTGTTTCAACTGTTTCGATCATAATTTTCTCCTGTGTAGGTATAACTTCATTTAACTCTATTTGTGGTTCTGTTTGTGGGATACTGGCCGCAACTTGTGTAATGACTGCACCGTTAAACGCGCCTTGACTAACCAGGCTTAACTCTGTCCAGTCGGCGGCTTCTACAATCATCACGCCTTCGCTGTCGTAACTAAATTTTGTTGGATTTACGCCAACCGAAACCGCGTCAATAACGCCGTCACTGGCAAGTATTAGGGCCTCGTCACCTAGTCGAGTGGCGCTAATTTTGGCAACAAACATCATGCCCTGTGGCGTGTCAACACGCTCTGTCAAAATACCTACAATCTGCGCTGAGTCATGTTGCATATAAAGTTTCGGCTTGCGACCTTCAACTGGTAACGAACCTTGCAAAAATCTAACCTGTGTACCGTCAGCCACTGTTGCTGTTTCGTTGTATGTAACTGCAATGCCACTGATAGATCGGCGTGGCAGACCGTCTGCCGCCGCCGCATCTACCGTGATCTTAGAGGGAATTAAAGTGATCATGACGGCGATACTACCCCAACTGTGTCTGGCATTTGTGTCATGTCATGACCTGACAACGAATACTCGCCAGTCAAATAATCCTCAACATCAAATTCAACATAAGTGCCATTCGGCAACACATTATTTTGGCTTAATGTGCCGGCAATGCAATCGGCGTAAGCGCGCACTCCAAATGTCCACAAATCCATGCGAGACTCAGCGCTTGACTGATACGAATACGAACCAACAGATATGCCTGCAAGGTATGGCGGTATGTTGCACAAACGCGCCATTTCCATTGCCTGAAATTCTGCCGAGTCAATTAGCAACATTTTGTCAGGGCTTGTCAGTGTTTCGGTATAGGTAACAAATTCGTTTAGCGCTGCAGTCTGGTTAGTTTCGCGCGCATGGTTAAACGCCGCTGCAAGGTCTGCGAGTTCTTGACCGCTTAAAGGCTCGCCGCCAGTTTGACGCAACACGCCTGCAGGTATTGCGCTACTGCTGTTACGGTATCGCGCCGCCTCAAGTTTTAACGCAGTAGCCACTGCCTGTGTTGACTGATAAACAATGCCTTGTATTGGCGACAAGAATTGCACAACATCGTTAGGGTCTAGATTGCCGCCTTGAAACACAATTTGTTTAGACGGCGCAAACCACACTGGGCCTGATTGATCTAATGTTTGCACCATTGCTGCAGGTAGTCGAGTAAACGACGCAGGGAAACCGTCAGCAGTGCGTGAAGTAATGTACCAAAATGCGCGACCGAAAAAAAACAAATCGTCAAATGTCCATGCCAAAATAAAATTGTTTGGTAACGCTGGGTCAATCTTGCGTAACCAAGTTCGTGGCGCTAATGGCATCTTTTCCATTTCGTCACCATTCCAAATTTCGTTATACATTTTGAGACCCATGCAACCAATAACACTGGCCATAAGATCGCGCGCTCGAGAAACAGTTGGCACACTCATTGCTTTGTTTCGTGCATCGCCTTCAACATAAGAATAATAAGTGCCAATCATTGATGCGCCACCGTTGTTTGCTGACTGATAATAATTGCCGGCGGCTGCGGCCTTGTTTACTGGCGCGTCATTAGTTTTAAAACTTTTGCCTGCAATAAATTCAATAAGAGTTTTAGCCATGCTGTAAGTATGCCACTGCAATTACTTTGCATGGTGTATAGGTGCTGGCCGCAAACAGACCGAGAAAGCAGGTGAACAGCCAGCCACCCATTGAACAGATTAGCGTGACGCAACCACGATCATAGGTTTACCGCTAGATGTTGGACGACTGGCAAGCGCTGCAGCCCACACCATGCACCGCGCCAACTCAATAGGCCCTGGCGATCTTTGACTAGATAACGCAATGCTGTTTTGTGACCTGACCGCAACCGCGCGTTGCACATGCTCTGCCAACATTTCCTCGCCAGTGTGCACAATAAGTTTTTCACCAATCATTGCTTTTATGCGTGGCGTAAATTTAAGTATTTCGCCGTAGCCGACAACAATCTTTTTTTGCTCGAGTCTGACCGGCCAATGCAAATCTATAGTCGGCGTAATTGCAAACCGTACCCCACCAATGTTGCAAAGTTTGTCAACTTCAGCCAGCACTTGATCAAATGTGTCAACCACAAATTCGACTGTGACCGCTGTGCGATGATCAGGCAACACAACACATCTGACACCAAAATATCTTGCGTCATCTAGCGAGCATTCAATGGCGACTGTGCCGCCGGCTGGTATCGGGTCTGTGTATAGCAGTTGTGGCCACACACCTGGCTGTATCCATGCTTTGTCGCTGGCTACCCAAAGATTGCAACTGGCGCGCAAGAATGATGCTCGGTCAGGGTTCTCTGACTCTGCTTCAATAGTTTTCATAGTCAGCGTCGTGCCCAATGCAGGATTAGACCACACCCACGACGCTGGGTCTAGTGGTGACATGTCTGGCGGTGGTGACCATTCAGCAAAATAGAAACTTGAATTCTGTTTTGTGTCAATAGCGCGCAAACCTTGCTCACGCCATTTTAACATTGCCGTACTTGCCTCAGTGCCAGCAGTAGACCAGAGTGATAACAGCGGCGATTGTTTAGCGCGTTGAGCCGGCAACAAACCGCCGTCAATAACTTCACGCGAAATATCCCACATCTCATCAGCCACAATCAGATCACAACTCATGCCGTGACCTACCGAGTGATTAGCGGCGCGCACAAACCATTTGCTACCGTCAGGCATAGTCACCGCATTACGACCGTAAGACTTCATCAATTCGGCGTTAAAATATTTTTTTAATATTGGCGCAAGATTGTCAAACAACATCACCGCCAAATCAAGTCTGTGCGCCGTAGTTAACACCGTTTGTTTAAGACCACGCACCTTAGGCATCTCAGTAAGCCACCAGCCGACAAGCGCCATAAGCGCAACCGTCTTACCGTTTTGCCTCGCCGTAGAAACCAGCGAAACACGATTAACAAGATCAGTCTGATCATCAAATAACAGCTGACCCTCAAGCGCTCGACACTGCCACGGCATTAACTCAACCTGCAGATACTGCCTAGCAAATTCCCTAACACCGTCAAGGAATGAACCGCTGTGATCAGGCCACGCAGTCTCAAGTCTCGGCTGGTCTTTGCCAGTTACCGCCATTCCTGGCTGGTTAGACTTATCGGGGATAATCCTGACTTGGGTCGGGGTGAATTCGTTTTGCTCGTAAAAAACCGATTTTGTTTTTTGTTTTATTTCTATTCCGTGATCGCGTAGGGCGTCCGCTCTTATTGTGTTGCGTGTGTTGTTTCGTTGTGTTACATATTGATGTGACAATGTGTTGTTGCATTTGGCACATATTCCTCGCAGGTTGCTTGGGTCGTGTCCGCCGCCTGCGTCTATTGGGATGATGTGGTCTACTTGTGTGCTTGGTGCTCGGTTGCAGACTGTGCATGTGGGTTGTTCTCGAAGTATGCCCACCCTGTTTTTTAGGTACTCCGGGTGTTTGTGTTGTTTGCTCATAATGCGCTACCGCGCGCTGTCGCGCTTGCTTGCGTTTGTGGTTGGTGGTGTTTCATGTCGGGCTCGTCTCTGTCTGTTTGTGTTTTGTTTTCAATGTTACTGATCTTGTGATTAGACCTAGTGCGATAGCCCCCCGTGCTTTTGCCTCGTAGCACACCCATATCTTTAATCATTGCCTGACCTTGTGTTACCACATAGATCATCTACCCACGCTTACCGTGTGTTACCAATCAGCGTTGCACCGCTGTAGGTCATGCCCGTAATCGTTTTCGGTATGTTAACGGTATGTCAATCCTGTAGTGAGTCAATTACCTGTGATGCTTCTTGTTTGCTTAACGCTTCAATGCTTGAATACTCATTGCCTAACACTTTGTTTATGTATGGCATTAGTTCTGTTGTGCCT